TCGTGCTGGACAGCCTGACCGAGCTGCAGCGGATGCTGCGGGACGAGATCATCGCCAGCCGCAAGGGGCAGCCGGGCGGCGAGGCGTTCAGCCTGCAGGACTGGGGCACGCTCACCGACCGGATGCGGAAGCTCGTGCGCACGGTGCGCGACCTCCCGTTCCACGTGGTGTGCATCGCGCTGGCGGCCAGCGACAACGACGAGGGCACCGGGCAGCGGTTCACGCAGCCCGCTTTCGACGGGAAGAAGCTGCCTAACGAGATCGCGGGCTACTTCTCGCTCGTCGGGTACGTGTACCGCGACCGCGTGAAGGCCGACGATGGCACGGTGTCGGTGCAGCACCGCGTGCTGCTGCAGGGGCCGCCGACCCTGCTGACGAAGGGGCTGCCCGGCCTGGACGCGGTGGAGGCTCCGAACCTGTCGGCGTGGCTGGCCAAGCTCAACGGCGAGCAGCCGCCTGTGGTGCAGGCGCCGGTCACGCCCGCCCGCACCGAGGCCCCGGACCCGAACCAGCCGGCGCGGCGCCGCCGCACGGCACAGTGAAAACAACGCTAAAAGCAGGAGGATAGCATGTCATTCGTGATTGACCCGAACGCGCCGAGCGCGGGTGGTGGTGGTGGTGGTGGCAAGCGGCGCCCGGACGTGCGGCCCGGTCGGAAGCTGGTGTGGTGCGCCGACATCGAGTACGGCAAGAGCAACGCCGGCAACGACAAGATCGACGCCCGCTGGTGCGTGGTGGACGACCCCGAGGGCCACGGCGCCGACGTGCGCGGGCTGTTCTACGACACCCTGACCCTGACGCAGCGCGCCGCGTGGCGCGTGCAGCAGCTGGCCAAGGCACTGGGGCAGACCGCGCCCTGGGACGCGCTGGACCCCGAGGCCACCTGGGCGGTGCTCACCCGCCGCCCGCTGTGGGTGACGCTGGCTGAGGAAACCTACAACGGCAAGACCCGCGTCAAGGTGCAGGAGTTCGCGCTGTTCGGCGGCGAGGTCACCGAGGCGATGGAGGACACCATCAACGAGGCCGAGCAGTGGTGCCGCGAGGGCAAGGCCAAGCGCGCGGCGGGCGGTGGTGGCGGCGGGCGCCCCGCGCCGGGTGGCGGCGCTGGTGGCGGCTACCCGCAGGACGAAGACATCCCGTTCTAACCTGCACCGACGCGCCCACCCGGAGTCAGCACCGGGTGGGCGTTGTCGTGTGCGCTGACAGCAGGAGGCAGGTATGCGCGACGTGGTGCTGCGTGCGACGTGGTGGGGGGATGCGAGGGTGCAGCTGCTGGACGCCCAGCAGCGGCTGGTGCTGCTGTTCCTGACTGCGGAGGCCGACAGGGATGGCATTGTGCAGGTGGACAGCGCGCAGCTGGTGCCGCTGCTGCCGCTCGGGGCTGAGCGCCTGAGCGCGGTGGCTGTGGTGCGCCGGCTGGAGCAGGCGCAGCTGCTGGCGCTGTGGGTGCAGGACGGGCGCACGTGGGCGTGGCTGGTGCGGCAGCACGAGGACCAGCCGGCCACGGGTGCGCTGGCGCTGCCCCGGTGCAGTGACCGGCCAGCCCCGCCGCGCGACGTGGTGCTGGGCCTGCTGGAGCGGCAGCTGGGGCGCCCAGCCACCGCAGCCGAGGGCAAGCGCGCAAGCCCGCGCAGCTGGGGACTGGTGCGGCAGGCCCCGCCCAGCGCAGCGCAGGACGTGGAGCGCGTGTGGGCGGCGTGGCGCGACCGGCAGGCCCGGCCCGGCGCGTGCGTGCTGGCTGAGGCTGTGCAGCGGCAGGTGCGCGCGGCGCTGCAGCAGGCCACCGCCGATCAGCTGGTGCAGCTGGTGGCGTTCGCCTACGAGGCCGACGAGCCAGCCGCCCGGTTCTGGCGTGGCCAGAACGACCAGCGGCGAACGTACCTGGGCATGGACAACCTGCTGCGCCTCGGCAAGCTGGCCGACCGCCTGCAGCTGGTGGAGCAGTGGGCGGCGCGGCAGCAGCCGTCAGGTGGCGGCGATGGTACGGACCTGGGGCCGCTGGCAGCGTACCGGCGGCGCGGCCCGGCGGGCACCACCACCAGCCCGGACCCGCGCCCGCCCAGGCTGGCGGCACAGTGCGCCGCCATGCTGCAGCTGTTCGTGCGGCGCGGCGCCGAGGGTGTGCGCACGCACGAGCTGGCCGAGCTGGCGCTGAAGTATTCGAGCCGCATCAGCGAACTGCGCGGGTACGGCGCCGATATTGCCGTGGTGGAGCGTCACGACGACGGGGACAACGTGTACCAGCTGCTCAACCCTGAGCACGTGGCGCACCTGCTGGTGCTGGACGGAGGCGACAGTGGGCTGGATTGACGAGGTGAAGGGCGCCGCCACGGTGGCGCAGGCGGCGCAGGCGGTGGGCCTGCGTGCAACGCGCGGCGCGGGGCTAACGCCCTGCCCAGCGTGCAAGGCCGAGCAGCGTGGCGGCGACGACAGGCGCGGCCCGCTCGGGGCGCGCACGGACGGCCAGGGCTGGCGGTGCTTCCGGTGCGATGCGTCGGGCGACGTGCCCGACCTGCTGGCGCTGGGCTGGCTGGGCGGGCGGCTGCGTGAGCTGTCGCCCGAGCAGCGCACGCAGCTGCGTGAGCGGTGCGCGGCGCAGGGCTGGTGCGCCGCCGACGACGCGGGGCGCGCTACAGCTCCCAGGGGCGCGCCTGCGGTGCGCAGGCTGCCCACACCTGCCCCGCAGGCGCAGGCCGCGCCCAGGGCGCCCGTAGCGCCGCCAGCGGCCACGCCGCAGCAGGGCGGCCCGTTCGGGTGGCGGCCCGAGCTGCCCGCAGAGTGCGAGGCCGCCCTGTGGTCAGCTGACGGCGCGCAGGTGCTGGCCTACCTGCAGGGGCGCGGGTTTAGCGAGGAAACGCTGCGGCACTGGCGCGTCGGGGCGCACCTCGTGCGCGCCAGCGACGGGCGCGTGCTGGAGCAGTACGTGGCGCTCCCCGTGCTGGATGCCAAGGGCGAGGCGATGAACGTGCGCTTCCGCAGCGTGCCGGGCACCTGCCTGCGCTGTGGCGGCACAGGCTGTGAGCGGTGCAAGGCGGGGCAGGTGAAAAAGGTCTACCTGCGATGCCCAGGCGCGGCCAGCACGCTGTACGGCGTGCACCAGCTGGACGGCTCGCCGGACAGTGAGGTGGTGGTCACCGAGGGCGAGCTGGACGTGCTGGCCCTGTGGCAGTACGGGCTGCGGGCCAACGTGGTCACGGGCACGGCTGGCGCTGGCACGTGGCTGGACGAGTGGCTGGACGTGCTGGAGCCTTATCGCAGCTTTCTGCTGGCTTACGACGCCGACGACGCGGGGGAGCAGGGCGCGCAGGCGCTGGCGGCCAAGCTGGGGCGCGAGCGGTGCAGCAGGGTCAAGCTGCCGGCCAAGGACGCCGCCGACTGCCTTGCCGCCTGCGTCGGGCAGCGCACGGTGCACGCCGCGCTGGACGCGGCAGCGCCGATGCTGGACGTGAAGCTGGTGCGCGTGGACAGCTACGCCGACGCCATCGAGCAGCTGGTGCAGCGCCCTGCAGAGCTGCGCGGGCTGCCGACGGGCAGCGCCAAGCTGGACGAGGCGCTGGGCGGCTGGCGGCCCGGCCTCGTGGTGGTCACGGGTGACACGGCAGCGGGAAAGACCTCGTGGACGACGTGGGTGGCGCGCGAGCAGGCGCTGCGGGGCGTGCCTGTGATGCTCACCAGCTTCGAGCAGCGCCCCATCGGTACGGTGCAGAAGCTGCTGCGCGCCCAGCTGGGCGGCGACTTCTCGCACGCCAGCGAGCACGAGCGGCGCGGGGCGATGGCGCAGCTGGGTCAGCTGCCGATCTACGTGCTGGATCACTATGGCGAGCTGGGCGTGCAGCAGGTGCTGGAGGCGGTGGGCTACGCTGTGCGGCGGCGCGGCGTGCGCGTCGCTGTGGTGGACCACCTGGGGTTCCTCGTGACCGGCGCGGAGGACGAGCGCCGCGCAATCGAGGACGCCGTGCGGAAAATGGCTGTCTTTGCCGTGCAGCGCGATGTCTGCATCGTGCTGATCTGTCACCCGAACAACCTGTCAGTCACGCAGCAGCGGCGCGTGATGCTGGGTGATCTCAAGGGCGCAAGCGCAATCCGGCAGGACGCGCACGTGGGCATCGTGGTGGAGCGCATTCTACCCGGCCGCGCCGTGCAGCACCCGGCGACAGCCGTGCACGTGGACAAGTGCCGCAGCGAGTTCGGCCTGCAGGGCGCGCGCGTGGTGCAGTTCTACGACCCGGAGAGCTGCGTGTACGCAGACACCTGGGAGGGCACACCCGCAGGGCGTGCCGGGCGCGGGTCCGCGCTGGCAGCGCAGGCTGCAGGCGGACAGTAAAAAAGTTCTGCCGATCCCCTTGCGCGTCTAACCGCGCCCGTGTTACACCCGTGGTGTCAGCAGCGCGGCATACCGCCGCAAGGAGGCCACAATGTCCAGCCTGTTCAGCATGATGCGTTCTTTCTACGACAGCACCAACGTCCTGCCTAACGAGGTGATCAGCGTCGTGAGCCACGGCGCCACCGTGGAGATCAAGGTGGCGCTGCCCGACGGCAGCAGCTGCACGTTCCTGTGGGACGGCACCAGCTACGTCGTGTTCGCCGACAGCGACGCGGTGCACGCATGAACCGCGCTGTCTCCAAGGTGCTGGATGGCGCCGTGTACGTCGCTGCCAACGTCGCCATCGCCGCGCCGTTCGGCCTGCTGGGCGCACTGATGGTGTGGGCGTTCCTGCAGCCGGACCCGGTGCAGGAGGCCAAGGGGCGCGAGGCGCACGCGGAGCTGCTGGAGCGCCTGCAGGCCGACGAGCAGCGGTGCGTGGACGAGACGCTGCTGCCCGTGCGGGTGGCCCGTGAGGCTACCGACGCGGAGGTCGCGGACGCGCACCGCTGGTGCGACCGCACGAGCGCGTGGCGGTAAAAAGCAGACAACCACCTTGCGCGTGTAACCGCGCAGGTGTTACACCTGTGGTGTCAGCAGGAGGCCAGCATGACCCGCAGCACCACCAGCACCCGCACCCGCGCCGTCGCGTACCTGCGCGTGAGCACCGACAAGCAAGCCGACACCGGCATCAGCCTGGACGCACAGCGCGCCAAGGTGCAGCTCTACGCCGACCTCTACGACGTGGATCTGGTCGAGGTGGTGGTGGACGCGGGCGCAAGCGCCAAGACGCTGGAGCGCGAGGGCCTGCAGCGCGCGCTGGCCATGCTGGACAGCGGCAAGGCTGACGCCCTGCTGGTGTGCAAGCTGGACCGCCTCACGCGCAGCGTGCGCGACCTGGGCGCGCTGCTGGACGGCTGGTTCGGGCGCAAGGACGGCCCGGCGCTGCTGTCGGTGCAGGAGCAGGTGGACACCCGCACGGCAGGCGGGCGGCTCGTCCTCAACGTGCTGATGTCCGTGGCACAGTGGGAGCGTGAAACCATCGGAGAGCGCACCAGCGCGGCGATGGCGCACATGAAGGCAGAGGGTGCGTACACGGGCGGGCGCGCGCCCTATGGGTGGCAGGCCGACGCCGAGGGGCAGCTGCACCCGGTGCCTGCCGAGCAGGAGGCCATCGCGCTGGCGCAGCAGCTGCACGCCGCAGGCCACAGCCTGCGCCGGGTGGGCGCCCTGCTGTCGGAGGCGGGGCACCTGCCCCGCAGCGGCGGCACGTGGCACGCCAGCAGCGTGCGGGTGGTGCTGGCTGCGCGGGTGGCGGCTGCGCGGG